CCCCAGTCTCATTGTTCCATTCGTCCGTGACAGGTTCCTTCCCCATCAAGGTTGCGTAGTATATTTCACGTTGATTTCTTTTTAGAGTCCTCATTTGATACCACCCACGAAAGGGGCTATCCCCCTCAACATGGACTCTGGAACATCCGCACTCTCATACGTCCGAGAGATACCGTTCTCACTATGGGCTGTTTGCCCCTCCGCACCTTGCTTGTTATAAAGATAAACCGCTATTTCGATCTGTTTCCCCACATACCGAGTAGGCAGAGTCTCTTTACTATGGTCGTAAGGGTACAGTCTTTCCAGAATCTTACCCTCCGCCAAAGATAAGAGGGCGAGTAGTAAACCATCTTCCGAATCAGTTGCACCTGTGAGCAGTTTTAATGTTTGGAGCTTGTCCATTACTCAGCCCTCCTTTCACTATTCATTCTAATCCTCTTCTGGATCTTCTGGATCTTCTGGTTCAGGTTCTTCGCCACGAACGATCTTGACGGCTTTTGTAGCGTCGGTTAAAGCTGCCAGATAATACTTGCGAGAGTAGATTTCGTTCAAACGGATATTAGCGTCACGTTCTTGCTCGACTTCGACACCCTTCTTATTAAACAACGTAACCGCTTCCTTGGTTCCGAGTACAATTGTACCAGTATCCGCGTCCCTCTTAGTGTAGATGTTCACTCCAGCCACTGTACCAACATAACCAGAGCGAACGAACGCTTCAACGTACTTCAAGTCGTCCTTCAAAGTCTTGCGAAGATTCGCCATCTCGGTAGGATTCACAAATGCGAAAATCTCCACATCTTCGATGTTTTCAAGATCGAGTAGCGCCACAGCATCTACAAACGAATCGAACTTAATCGGACTATTAGCCGCGCCAGTATAAACTGTGAGAGTAGCCTTGTTGAACTCTGCGAAAATGTCAGCCTGTATGGTATTAAACATATCGGTCGCCATATGACGCAACCCTACCTGTACAACCATCGGATCTTTCATTACTTCCTCGTCGTAGTACGGGAAACGGTTCTGTGCTAATTGGATTTTATATTGTTTCGGCGCATAACTTACTTGAATGTTCTCGGTATTACCTTGACCCATTTCCAATTTCTCGGTTCCGTTTGTAGCACGGTAGACGTGAATTTTCTTGGTGTCTCCTGCGACACCTACTAGAGAGTTATCTACGGTACAAAAGCGTACCAAGTCTAACTTACTATTGTACTGATCTTCAATCTCGTTCGCTAAAACGAAATTGTCATAAATTTGGTGTGTGTGATTCGGATTCAAAGGCCCTTCTGACACTTCTTATTCCTCCTTGTAAATTTCTTGATATAGCTCGGGGTTCTCCCTAGCAAGTCTTTGCTTCTCCATCAAACTCATTTTCCTAAAATCCTCAAGAGTCATAGGCTTAAAAGGTTCACCAGGTTCAGGTTTAGGTGTGCCTTTCAGTAGTTCAGCTTTCACCGCTTTCTCCACGGCTTCCTTTTGGGACGCTATCACATCGACCATCGACTTCGCACGAACCTTCGTCTCTTCCTCGTCCTCGGACACCACAATGTCCAAGAGCGTCTTATAATCGTCCTCGGTTAGTCCAGCAGCTACAAAAATCTCTGTCGCACGGAGTTTCGCCAACTCACGCTTGTACTGCGCTTGCGCCTCGGCGGCCTTTTCCAGTTCGAGCTTTACTTTTTCCTCGGCGGTCATGTTTTTTTCTTGCAACTCTTTAAGCTCTTTTTTGATTCGGGCCAATTCCGAAGCGGTTTTGTCGAAAACCTCCTTCGACACCGATTTCGGCAGCTTGTCTGGGTCAACCAAGTTAATTCCCTCCAAAGCCTGTTCCACTTCCTCCAGCGTCATATCCTCACGATAAGCGTCACCAAGTAATTCTTTCAAGTTCATTAGATTTACCTCCTGTGTTTTATACGTGTTCTCTCACGAAATTTTGTGTTTGTTGAAGGGGTTCTCTCCCCTTTAATGCGTTTTACCGACTTCTCTGTCGAAAATTAAAATCCAACTATATTGCTCTATTACGGAAGTCTAATATCGGTATTTTCCAGCACCCAACTCCCGCCTATCAACTCTGGGTTATCATATCTGCTGTTATATTGACTAATTAGCCAAAACATTGTTGGTTCGGGTTCTTCTTCGGAAGGGACAAATTCAGTTAAAATGTCCTTTAAGTTCTCTATAATTTCTTGTTTTCTGTCATTTCTCATACATTCCACACCTCGCTATACGTATTGTAATGGTGGCGACTTCATCGCTAAAATTCTATAACGGCTAAGGGTCTCGTCAAACGCCCGTTCTATTTAACGCATCACTTCGAGTGGTTATTCTAATACCCCTTTCAAAAGCCCCTCTTATCAAATACTCCAATTTCTCTACCACTGAAAGTTCTCCGTGACCATAAAAAATCATCAATCCGTCTTTGTTGGCGGTTTCATCTAAAAGAGCGTCTATTTGTACCTCTGTTACCGACGACAATACGCACTTTAGATTTTCGAGTTGCATGGTGTCCTTTTCGTTGACACTTGTATCGTCGTAGGTTCCTCTACCACTGCGAAAGACTTGGCTAACATACGCCACAGCATCTGGGTTCGGTGTGTGCTGACTGCCAGAGTGGAAAGTGTAGACGTGATGAAAGCAGTCAAACCCTAATGAGTTAAGGTCATCCACACAACCCACAAGTAGGTCTTGCATAGATTCTTCCGTCAATCTTATCTTGGCGTTGGACGTGTACGTGTTTTGAAGTGGGGCTTCTAAATTCATCAAGGTAGTACCATAAGTGTCGTTAGGTAATTGTGGAGATATAAACTTAATCGTTTCTCGCACTTCACCCTCAGATATTTCGTAAACATACCCAGCTTCCACCCTTATCTGCCCTGAACCATAAACCTCAATGGCAGTGGCTCCTTTTGTCGCTGGGCTAGCTACACTTAGAGTACCTAGCCCAGTGTGGTATCTCCCATGAGATAAAACTTCACAGCCCCAACTGACCATTTCTTTTAGCTGTTCGGTGCTTAATTTACCCGGGGTATTCAAAAGGGATGAAACTACCGCTGGGCACATTACTACAGAGTTTATCCCCACCCACTGATTATACTCTCCGTCCAAGGTTCGCATTAATCTAAACCAATACCTATAATCACCTTCGCTCCCGTCGTCAGAATCTATCACCAAGTACCCTTTCTTATAAGTGGGCGTTCTTGGATTGTGAAATTCTAGCGGTTTTTGAAAGGTCATTTTATTTCCGGTTCCCTCTCTCTACTCATTATGTTACCTCCTCACTCTTAGAAGTTTAAGTGTCACTGTGGCGATTTCGTCACTGAGATTTACAAAGACGAATTTGTATGACTTTTTCCCGGGGGTCAATGGGTATAAACGAGCTTCCTCTAATGAGGATGGTTTTGGATTTGGGCGTGTGGGTAAAAACAATAATGAAAGTGGTATAGTTATACCATGAACGTCAGTCTGAGCACCGGTTCCAACGTCAGGAAAAAACACTTGAGCGAAACCCGGTGTGGCAGTTGAAGCGTATATAGAGTTTGATACCAATTTCCATGGTTGTTTATCGACACTTAGAAAAAGCCACGCCTCCTGCTCGGAGGTAAAGTCAACTATAACATTATCATCATAAGTACTTCCTTGTGCTGGAACACTAACGGCGTTCATTAGCGTTTCAATGGTGGTCGTCTCCGTTACGCTACTTTCCACCTTGAATCTATCTGTCTCCTTGTTATAAGCAAAGGGGGCAGCGTCCACTATCCGCAAAACCGCTTTCCCATCAGGGTCTTTTTCTGCCGACAGTGCTACGGGATTGCCCTCTATGTCCTCCGCTGTTATAGTGCCAGATTGTTGTACTTTCAGATCGCCACTTTCCGTAACGTTCGCATATTTAGCTTTACCCAACGGGTCTTTACCTAGAATTGGCACTCCTTTAGCCATTCAAATCAACCCCTTCCTCTGTAAGTAATCCATCCCATGCTGTTTTAGCACTATCCATCGACTCCTTAGCTGACAGCATAGCAAGTTTCGCAGTCTCCACCGCCGACTTCAACGCGCTCATCGCTGTTTCCGTATCCTCAAATATCTGCTCCACGCTCTCCATCATCGCCTGTGCGCTCGCCAAAATAGCGGCTGAATCGATATAAACCGAAGCTAATTGTTGCAACGTGCCCTCGGTCGCGGGTCTCCGCGCTTCAATCTCTTGTTGTAACGTAGGCTCACTCATCCAATAACTCCCCCTCCTCCACAAATAAGTTGTCAAGAATCTCCCGAATGTCC